TCAAGCCAGGACGTGTTTGCTGGGCACTGATAGAGGACAATGTCTCCAGATTTAGCAGTCCAATTAGACACATTACTATACAATGCAGAAAGTGCATTAACACGAACTGCATGAATAGAATAATAATTGTCTTCAAATCTGGGAAGAGCACGGTGTGCCCAAAAGGTGGGTTGAAGGGTAACAGACCAAGTAAAAGCTGAGATGGCAGTGACTGATGAGTTAGTTACATATTCCACTTGATAATAGTCACTAGCTGGAATGGTCATTTGAACAGCGACACCAGAAACAGCTTGAGTGACCTCATCAGCAATATTACACTCCCCATCATTGTATTGCTTAAGTCTGTACTTAACTTCACCGCCTGCTCCTGCGAAAGTTGCATTAAGGCTGACAGTGCTGTTACCACCAACTGAGTCCATCCAAAAAGCGTTATGAACACCAGCTTCAGTATCATAACCAGGGTAGTACTCAGAACCATGGACAGCATAGTCACCAGGTGCACCATTGAATTCAAGGAGGGCTGTAGGTGTAGGTCTCCAGTCTGAACTAAGGTCGAGAGGATAAGTGTTTGAGCCTGTGCCACCTGTTGCAAAAACGGACTGATAAATAGCAACAGCATCAGTGGCATCATAAGTGACTGAAAACCTAACAGGATTTCGAAAAAGGAACATTTGGAACTCATTCACAGGGAGATAAGGATTGGTCGGTGGTGTCGCAGCCAAACCCCAATTGCAATCAATTACGGCCCAAGGCTTCGTAACAGCAGTTTTACTGCTTGAATACATGGAGGCCCAACGGAAGGCAGTTCCATCAAAGGGGTCAGCAACAGTTTTGACAATGGAAGCTATTGCCTTGTGAGGTCCAGAATTCATGATTCTCTTTGTCGTTTTGGGTGAAGGACTGTAGAACTTGTTGGTCTCAGTGCGGGCCACTCGAGTGGCTTGACGCATCTTTCTAACCATGTTAACAGCTTTATTTTCAGCTTTAACAAGTTCTTTAACAACCTTTTTCTCCTTCTTCTTTCCTTTGTTTTTGGTGGTTTTTGCCTGATTAACAACAACCATCTCAACACACTTAGTGTTGAAAGGTGACTTCAGTGGCAAATCAACTTCAGCAGAGAGAAGATCAGCTATCTCTGGTTCGACGAGTTCGTTTAAAGCAGTTGAGAAACTAGCTAGTTTACGAACTCTTGGAGGACTGGCATCAGAAAAACTTGTGTCACCAGAGTAGCAATCATCAGAGCTCGAATGGTCACGATTTTCATCATCACGATAATGTTCACCTGAAGGAGCAAGAGCAGAGTTCAAAAGTTTTTGACCAGTGGCGAAATCATGTGGAACAAAGGCTTCGTTGAAAACAGAAAAACCAAGTTTTGAAAAATGAGAGGACACAGCATCAGGAGGATTTGTTTGATCAGCCACATCATCAAGTTTTTCTTTGATGGTGACTAACTTGGTTTCAATTCGTACCAATTCATCAACTGTTTTTCGAGTCCGTCCCAACGCTTTCTGAACGAGGGTATAGCACAAATCAGTGTGTTCTCTGAGAGAGTCAACAGATTCCTTGTTATAGGACCTGACAGTAACAGTAATGTTTCGGCTCCTGTAAAATCCTCTTCCAATGTCTTCCACAAAGCCTTTGTTAACAAGCTTAGTGAGAGATCTGAGCAAATAGGCACGAGCGAGCGCGTGAGTTCCGCTTGGTAAATCGAAGCCATCAATGATGGATTGGATTTCAAATGGCCCAACAAGGTTGTGTATGAAAACAAGAAGCTTGTCTTTGGTTGGTAAACCAAGTGCACGAGCAGTCTCGTGGCTGACACGATTCTGTTGGCATAAGGCTGGGGGTTTACCAATTCCTCCGGTGTCATTAGTGGGCAAGCTAGAGACAACTTCAGGTACTTGTACACTGAATTTCTTAGGTGACTGAACACCTGGACCGATTCGTGTTGGCTCAGGGGATTCGATCCTGTCGGCTTTGGGCACAATCCTATCTGGTCCATCATCTGATCGAAGTTTGATGATAGCCTGTTGAGCAGCACTCTGTTCTGAGGCAACTTTAGTTGTAGCAGGATTTCCAACAAAGGAACGTCCATCATAGAGCCGCACAGTGGTAAGATAACTTGGTACATGCGGAAGACCTGTTCGTTGAGTGATGTAATTAGGTTGCTGGAGTCCATTTCTGTCACAGAATTCTTTCAATTGATTTTTAAACATTGGAATTTTGCACTGATTTACAATATCTTTTGAATTATGGAAGATAGTCTTTATTTTATCTGGTGATGCATCTTTAATAATTCTATCCTGATAATCGTTAAATTCGCTTATAGGGAAGACGCGCCTCAACAAAGTAGCGTAGTCATCAAGCTCAACTTTAACAGGTAAACTAGGGACCTGATCAAAGGCCATAGTGAGAGCTTTTTCGCATAATTCAGTTCCAACTGCATACTGGCAAAGTTGGTTCAGTTTAATGACTTTTTCAGTCAATGACCAATGTCTTTTACATGTGGCAGCAGAAGTAACCCATCTGTTTAAATCAACATTAGGTATGTTAGCAATCAAACCATCAGAAAATTCAACACGATGATTACGCAAACCAATATAATCAATTTCATCCATGGTTGATCTTTTATCATTGTGAGGGTCTTGCTTCATACCAAGTTCAAGAGAATAAGGTGCGACATTGTTTGGTGTATAATAATCAAAAAAAACGGAAGCAGCATCTTGTTTTGGACCAAACAAATTGTCATCACCATGCAAAACGCGAGCCAAATGTTTGTCAATGTTTTTGTGTTTTATATAACCGAGCTTGTCTTGTTGTAGACGAAACCCAGTGTAATAAAACCTAATGTCATTGATCTCACTATTGACTTGCAATGTTATTCTCATACCTGACTTCATGCCATGCTCAATTTCGATAATCATATAAACAATGTAATGGCCATGTCTCAACTTAGAAATGGCGTTCTTCTGCTCCTCAACTGTGACAGTGGTAACCATCGCAGCGGGCACCAAAACATCTTTCCACGGTCCGAGAGGAACAAGAACCTTGCATTTATCCCAACCTTGAGTGTATAGCCAAGCCAAAGCATTATCTATAGATTGTTTGTCTCCATTTAAATAAGTAATGAAATGCTTCATAACTATAGACGCAATTTCTTTTCTTAATGTTGAATCATACTTATCAAAATCAATAACAAACAAATGAGCACATTGTTGAAAATAAGAAACAAGATCCATCCAACCACCATAAAATGGAGTCCACCCAACAGTTGTGTGTGTGTGTCTAAATCCTGCAGGATACAAAGCGTCAAGAACCTCACCGAA